GTTTGAACGCTATCTTCGCACGGGCAACATGCGCGGGCTGAACGAGAGCACGGAAGCGGCAGGCGGCGCGCTGGTGCCGGAGCAGCACGCAAACGAAGTCATCACGGCAATGTCAGAAATGTCGGTGTTGCGCAACGCAGGCGCACGCACGCTCAACATCGCAGGCACGGATGAGTTTAAGCTGCCGCGCCTGATCTACGGCGGCGAGGCGCAACTGACGAGCGAAGAACAAGCGTATGCCGAACTCACGCCGTCCACCGAGCAGCTCACGCTGCGCCCGTACAAGCTGACGAAGATCACCAAGGCCAGCGAGGAAGTCGCCACCGACAGCCGCGTCGATCTGGCGCGTGAAATCTTGATGCCAGATGCGATTCAGGCGTTTTCGGAAGCCGAAAACCGCTACTTCATCACGGGCACGGGAGCATCGCAACCGCAGGGCATCTTGAACGGTGCCAGCCTGGGCGTAACCGCTGCGGCCACCGGTGACATCCAGGCCGACGAGTTGATCGACCTGGTGTACTCCCTGCAAAGCGAATACCGCGATGGCGCCGTGTTCCTGATGAACGACACCACGGCCGCATATGTGCGCAAGCTCAAAAGCGGCAGCGGCGATTATCTCTGGCAGGACTCGCTCCAGTTCGGCCAGCCGCCCACGCTGCTGGGCTATCGCATCTTCACCAGTAGCAAGATGCCCACGATTTCCACCGGCAACAAGGCGATTATATTCGGCAATCTGCGCTACTTCTTGATTACCGACTTTGCCGCCCTGAGCGTGCAGTATCTCGATCAACTCTACGCCAGCACCGGCCAGGTCGCCTGGCGCTGGTTCAAGCGCACTGATAGCCGGGTGTTGCTGCCGGAAGCGATCAAGTACCTGGAATTGGCCTGATAGCGACAGCAAGCGACAATGACTGACACCGATCTGACAATCAAGCAGCACAAAGCAATCACCGCGCTGCTCACGGGTGCCAATTGCCCGGACGTGGCGCGGCAGATCGGCGTCACCGAGCGCACGGTGCAGCGCTGGCAAAACCTGCCCGCATTCAAGGCCGAACTTGAGCGCCAGCGCCGCCAGCTTGCCGAGCAGGCCCTGGCATCCCTGCAGGGGCTGGCAGATCGGGCGGTCGCTCGCCTGGGGCGGCTGATTGACAGTGAGTCCGAGTCGGTGGCGCTCAGGGCGTGCCAGTTCGTGCTTGAGCAGGCCCGCGAACATATTGATCAGGCCGAAATTTTAGAGCGACTCGAAGCGCTGGAGCAGGAGCAGGAAAGCCAATGAGCCGCGCAATCCTGAAACCAACCGCAAAATTTGCCTTTGATTCTATGCACCGCAATTTTACGGAGCATACATACAAGGCAGGAGGACTGCGCCGAATTTTCGGCTGAGCAAGCACAAGGATGGCAAGCGCACCATTAACGGGCCGAATTTTCAGCCGGTTAACACAAGCATGGTAGGAACTGAGCTAAAAAATCAGCGCAGTCCTCGCACATCAACGAATAGGAAAACCAATGAGCCGCGCAAGCCTGAAACAAAAACGAAATATTGTTTCGTTTTCGTTGAGGATTATTGTGTACATTATTATCAATAATCCTCTCATCTGATTTTAACGGGCCGAATTTTCAGCCGGTTGAATACGTAGGAACTGCGCCGAAAATCCGGCCCAGTCCTCGCATATCAATGAACAGGAGTCGCAATGAGCCGCGCAAGCATCGCCCGCCGCGTTGCAAAACTGGAACGCAGCCGCCGCCAGCAGCAGGCCGCGCCGGTGCTGCATATCGTGGCGTATGATGCCGACACGGGCAGAACCTACCCGCCGGTGCCCACGTTGCCCAGGCAGGCAGGGTTCGCCCTGGGTGCGGGCGCGTTCGACTACCAGGCTGCGATCTGGCCGATCTTATCACCAGAGGAACCGGAATGACTGAAAACGGCACTGAGCGGCCCGTAGCAAGGCGCAGGCCGCAGAAGCAGTCCTACTGCCACGAAGCGCAGATGCAACTTGTCAGGCAGGCACAGGCAGGCGATAGCGCGGCGATGGGCACGCTTATCGAAGAGAACCAGGGGCTTATCTGGCGCGAGGTTCACCGAACTGCGCCGCACGCTCACCACCTGAGCCACGACGATCTGTTCCAGGAAGGCGCGTGCGGCTTCCTGAAGGCGGTTGAGCGCTTCGACACCAGCAGTGGCAACCGGTTAAGTACCTATGCAACCTGGTGGATCAGGCAGGCCGTGACGCGAGCGATGCAATGTCAGGATGATCTCATCCGCCTGCCCGCGCGTGTCTACGAACAAATGCAGCGTGGTAAGCGCACCCGCCAGCCGCACGAACAGGCCGCATTGTCGCTGGACGCACCCTATGGCGAGGGTGACTTCACCCTGGGCGACCTGCTGGCCGCGCCGGAGCAGGTGCAAGTCACAGACCCGCGCCTGGCCGATGTGCTGGCGGCGCTGGCGGCATTGCCCGAACTGCAACGGCGGGCGGTGCTGGCGCTCGCTCACGGACAGGCACGCGCTCAGCAAGCTGCAGAGGAAGGCATCAGTTCGTCTGCAATCGCCAAGCGCGAGCAGGCCGCGCTGGCGGCGCTGCGGGCGGCGTGCTGCGAGTGAGCACCGCCGACGGTTTGCCGCGTGGTGGTGCTACCTTTGGCAACTACCTGTATGATACAGGCTGAAGAAAGCGCCGCCGTGGCACAGGTGTACCAATACCTGGCACAGGGGGTTTTCCACAACGTTCACACCGTTTCAGGAAGTTGTGCCAGGGAGCCTGCGACTGGACAAATTGTCCAGTCAGATCATCGCATAGGCGCAGACGGCAGAACCATCAACACCGCCAACATCGGCAGGCGCAGCGACTTGTGGCTATACTAGCGAATGTATTTCAGGTACATTCGCTAACCGAAACTCTTTATCTGACAAAAATTGTCAGATAGATACCGAAACTCTTTATCTGTCCAAAATGGACAGATAAATCCCGAACGTATCGCCGCCGTGAAATGGAGACGACTGGACAAATTGTCCAGTCAGATCATCGCATAGGCGCAGACGGCATCTGCGTTTTTATCGCAGATGCCCCCCGATGTATCTGGAAACGGTTTCCAGATAGATACCGAACGCATCGCCACCCGCAACGGCAAAACCTACACCATGAACACCGCCAACATCGGCAAGCGCAGCGACTTGTGGCTATACTAGCGAAGTGTTTTCAGAACACTTCGCTAGCCGAAACTCGCAAGGGCTTGCTTTTGAATAGGGCTGAAACCTCTTCAATCACCGAGACACGCAAGGGCGGCAGAGAAACACCGCAAGCGCTTATCGCGGAGTTTTCTAAAGGTAGTCTGAGACTACCTTTGGTTCAATCAAGAGCAGGCACAGGAGCTTTTAACTGTGCTCTCAGAACACAGTTTAGGGAAGGTGCCTGAGACACCTTCGCTAAACGCAAGCCGCAAGGGCTTGCTTTTGAAGTGTTCTGAAAACACTTCAAACATCAATCCACCCGCGCCGCGCCTGGGCGCACCTGAGCATTGTCTAATTTAGACAATACTCTCTGCGAAGCACCCGGCCCGCGCCCGACTCCCCGCTACAAAAAGTTACAAGGTTTGTGTCGATAGATGAAGTTGGCCCAGATGAGTGTGTAACCGAAAAAGTTACAACTGTAACTTTTTTTTGCCGCGCCGCCTGGGCCGGGTGCCTGTGGTAAAAAGTTACGGGTTTTGTGTCAATAAATGAGGTTACGGCAAGCGATGACGTAACTGAAAAGTTACGGGCGTAACCCGAACCACCCCCGCGCCCGCCTGGGCGCAACGTTGTAACAAGCTTTACGGAAGGTGTTACAGGAGATAAGGAGGATGGTGTTACACAAGATGTAACAACTGTTACAACAATCCACCCGCGCCGCGCCTGGGCGCACCACAGTGGCAGCGCATAGAACGAGACGCTGTGCTTTCAACTGTTATCGTAACGATAATAGTTGAAGCGAAAGACGGAAAGCAGCGTGATGCGGTGCTTTTTTCAACTGCGTGTATGATACACGTTGAAACGAAAGACGAAGCACCCGCGCCGCCTGGGCCGGGTGCTTGTGCTGCTGACATGTGCAAATTGCACATGTTGGTGCTAGCCGCGAGTTCGCTGGATCAGTCCAGTTCACGCAGAAAACTATCGAACAAGCCCGCCGCGCCGATGTCGCCGCGCCGCCCCAACACGCTCAGGAGCGCTAAATCGAGACAAACGAGCAACAACAGCTCGTGCGAGATGTTCGCCTGTGCCAGCGCCTCGACATCGGCCTTCAGGCGTTCAAACTCGGCGGCGGCTTCGTGCGGTTCCATCTCGGCGGCTTCGCCCATCTTGTACAGCGTGAGACAGCCTGCCCTGCCGTAAGTCTCCATCAGTTCTTCGCTCGTTTTGCGTTCCATTCCTGTGTCCTTATCCTTCCTGGGGGCGCGTTCACGACGGAACACGCCCCGCTATTTATTGCAACTCTACGCTGCCTGCTGCTGCGCTATCTTCTGGAATGTCTCAACAGCGAAGTTTTTGTAAACCTTGCCGCCCGACTCTCGCGTCTTGAGTGTGCCCTGCACGACCAGCGTGTCGCCCTCCTGTATCTGCTGGCGGGCAAACTCGCCAGCGAGCGTGCTGTCCCATATGTCGCAACCGATGCTTGCCTGGTCGTCATTGACCAGCGCAAACTTGACCTTCGGCCCCCGTTCGGGATGCCAGGGCCTGTTGACCTGCCCCCTGAATTCTTGCAGTTCTTTCGCTGCCTTGCCATTGCCACCGGCGGCGGGCGCGGGCAATGGTTCAATGCCACGGGCTTGCAACCGGTTCACCAGGGCGTCAAGTTTGTCGAGTGTGGTTTCTACCTGCACGGCTACCTGGTAGCCTTTGTAGATACCTGTGAGCGTGATAGGTAATGGTTTGTCGTTACTCATTGGTTGTGCCTTTCTATACGCTTAAAACGGTAAATCCAGATCGGCTTGCTGATCCCACCACACCGCAAAGGCCAGCAGACTGTCGAGTTCGGTGCGTGCCCAGGCACGGGCGGCTACGTAGTCAATGCCCTGATCCCTGCTTACTTCGGTTGCCAGGGTATCAATCTGGTGTTCGCGTTCACTGTCGTGTGTGTAATCCGCGTTGGGCGGTGTGTAATCGCTGTCATATCGAAACATTGGTCAGTGTCCTTTCTATACGCTTAAAGGTTGCGCAGGCCGGGAACAGTACCCGGCGCTGCGGTTGGTTGGTTACGCTGCTACCTGCATTGCTTCAATCTGCTGGGCTATCGCCAACAGTCTTTTTGCTGCCCGATGCCAGCACGGATTGCTGTGTTCGTGAGCGCGGCACTGGCATTCACCGTTCACGCGGTACGTAACGCCCGGCTCGGTGGCGCTGGGGATGTGAGCGGCGGCAATGCTACCATCGGCGGCATACTCAACGGCGCACCCGTCAAGCTCCAGCAGGGCGGCATAGGCCCCGTCAAGGGCGCGCCGCCACGCTTGCGGCATATCGTGGGCGCTGGCCTGGGTGAAGGCGGCTTCCAGTGTGTCATAATCGGGGTTGAAGACGGGCAACGCCGCATCAGGCGTGACCACGTTCGGACGCGGCTCGTATTCCGGGTTGTGTGGTTCGGTGAGCCAGAGGGTTGCGGCGAAGCTGCTCTGCACTTCCTTCAGGCTGATGTCCCCCCGGTTCAGCCAGCGATGGTAGGCAGCCGCCAGGTCGTCGCGCTGCTCAGGGGTCAGGTCAAGCAGCAACCAGGCTACCTGGTGTTTGTCGGTGTTCCACATCTCGGATAGTTCGGCTGGTGTTATAATTGTCGCTGTCATCGGATGATCCTTTCTGGTGTCGTGCCCGCCGGTTGTGTCAGAAGCCCCGGCGGGCTTTCGTTGTGTCCTGTTATACTCAATTATACACCATTGACAAACGATTGTCAACCCTGTACAATAGTGCTATACTGAACACAACGAAAGGATACACAATGATAGGCGTAACAATGGAAGAAAAATACCTGACGGTGCGCGAGGTCGCCAGCCGCCTGGGCGTCACCAGGCAGGCCGTGCATAACTGGATTAACGAGGGGCGACTTCGGGCTGTAAAGGCGGGGCGGGCGCTGCGCATACCTGAAAGTGCCGTTGTCGATTTTTTGAAGCCAGTAGAGCCAGGCGAGCATCATAAAGACGAAAGCGAGCACGGCAATGCCTGACGACCTGGCCGCACAGCCCGACGCGCCATTGACGCCCAGCGAACAGCAGCAGTTATCCGAACTCGAAACGACAATCGAGCGGGGATTGCAGGCGTTCTATGAGACGGGCGCGGCGCTGCTGCAAGTCAGGGATGCCAGGTTATACCGTGCGACACATGCCACATTTGACGACTATTGCCGCGAGCGCTGGCAGATGAGCAAGACGAACGCAAACCGCCTTATCCAGGCGGCGGGCGTGGTTGCAAACGTGACACCAATTGGTGTCATTCCGGCAAATGAAGCCCAGGCGCGGGCGCTGGCACGACTGCCCGAAGCGGAGCAGGCCGATGCATGGCAAGAGGTGCTCGATAAGACAGACGGCAAACCCACAGGGAAAGCAACGGAGCAGGTCGTCAGGGAACGCAGCCAAAAGCCCACGCCAGCAGCCCCACGCGCCGCGCCAGCCAACCACCCCGACGCAGCAGCCAGGGCAACACCTGACCCCGCGCAACAGCCCGTACACAGCGCCACACCGTTGGAAGTGGCGGAGTTGCAGCAGCGCTTGCAGGCGGCAATGGAAGAGATCAGAGACTTGCAGGCACAGGTGAGTAACCTGCACACGGCAAACGATGCCGAAGTGAAGGAGCAGCAGACAACGATTGCCCGATTGCAGGGGCGGCTTGCTGGACTGGAAGGTGAGAACGAGCGACTGAAGGAAGAAGAAGCGAAAGCCAGATCGGAATACAACCGCGCCGCTGCGAAACTGGCAAAAGCACCCGACGCCCAGGAGCTTGAGCGGCTGCGCTCTGACAACGCCTGGGCACATCAGAAGTACACGGAACTGAAGCAGCGCATTGCCCAGGCCGCGCCATTGCGTGAGCAGGCACAGCAACGAGCGCAGGCAATGGCGAAAAGCCCGCTCGCACACCATATTCGGAAACTGGTAGACCTGCTTGACGAACTGGCGGCGCTGCTGCCATAGTGAAGTTACTTTGCACAATGTATGTTATACAAAGTAGCTATGACCGACAAACGACGCGCCCGCCGGGTGCTGCGTAACCAGCACCATACCAGGGTTGAAACTGGCGGCGGGCACCATATTCTATCATAGAGAGAGGTTGAACCTATGAGAATTATCATACCAGCGGCGATCATCGCCATTATTCTGGCCTGGGCGCTGGCGTTTCTCGACGACGCAGCCCAGGATGCACGACAGGAACGGAACTATATGCAATCGCAGCGCAACGCCCTTGCACTGGACAGGGAACGCGCATGGAACGAGCTACAGCAGCAGCACGCGCCCATCATTGCAACCGGGCAGACGGTGCTGGCTGTGGGTAGTATGGCTTTGCTGCTGGCTGTGTTCGGCAGTTTGACACTGGCGCTGTATCACTGGGCGCAGGGTATTCAGCATGACAAGCGCTACCAGATGGCGCAACTGCGCAGCCAGGAACGGGTATTGATTGCCCAGGCCGCACACCAGCACCCATTGCCAGCGCAGCACTACGCGCCGCACATCACTTATAGCCCGCACACCAGCAGCAAAGCCATACCCGGCGACACCGCACCCGTGCCAGATGAGCAGGCCGCGCCCGGTTTGCCGCCCGTCGTTGACCTGGCTGATCTGGACTTTGTCCCCAGCTCGGGGCGGGTGCTGCTGGGACTGGGCGTGGACGGGCAACCGCTCACGGTGTCGGGCAAGCAATTGATGCATGTGGCGCTCGCGGGCGCAACCGGCAGCGGCAAGACGAACACGGCGCGGCTGGTGGTGGCACAGGTGCTCGCCGTGGGCGGCAAGGTGGTGGTGGCAAACCCGCACTGGACAAGCTACGACGCCGAGTCAGGCGACGACTGGCGAGTAATCGAGCGGCGGCTGCACCTGGCCCCGGCGGTAAAGCCTGCCGACATTGGCGACCTGCTGCGCTGGCTGGTGCACGATGAGATGGAACGCCGACTCGAACGAAAGCGAGCGGGCGAGCTTCCTGGCGAGGGTATCACGCTCTACGTTGACGAGCTGCCCGCCATCGTTGACGAGGTACCCGACGCGGCGAAGATGATGGGCAAGGTGCTCAGACAAGGGCGGGCGCTACGGATGTATCTGGTTGGGGCGAGTCAGGACTTCCTGACAAAAACGATAGGCAGCAGCAGCGGCGTGCGTGAAGCCTACCGCACGGCGTTTTATAGCGGCGGCGATCTCACCGGAGCGCGTTCGCTGCTGGACATCCGCCAGAATGAGATAGAAGAGCACAGGTTAGGCCAGGGCGTGGTGTATCTGCGCTCATCGGCTACCAGCCCGGCGCGGCTGGTGCGCGTGCCCCTGGCAAGTAACGAAGGCATACATCGACTACTGGCGGACGATCAGCCGACAATGGAGCGTGTGGTCGGCGGTGATACGGTGGTTTCCGGTGGGGTGTCCACACCTGCCGACGAGCCACCACAACGGACAGCCGATGGACAGCCGATGGATAGCGCAGCGGATACGGCACGTTCCAGGCTTTCTGTTCAGGGTGAACGGGTGCGCCAGGCCATTGCCGAAGGATTGTCACAATCTGACACGATTCGGCGCGTGTGGGGCTGTGAGCCATCCACCCGAGAAGGGCAGAAGGCGACGCGAGAATACCGCGCCATCCTGGCTGAGATTGCCCGCTCCGTGGGCGAGTGACCACTATCAGCATGCGCACAATCCTGCACGTTGCATTGCGCTGTGCAATGCTGTATACTGAGTTTGTGAATTTTATTGGACAAAGAGAAAGCCCGCCGACCAGGCGCGGCGGGCATCGTTCAAACGAATGGAGTTCCAGATGTGGAAACATTGTAGCATGACGCGCTGTGTTATGCAAGAGGAGCAGCAGGGCTGGTGCAAACAGCCCCGCGTGTTTCCTTTCCGAATCCCCCACGACACTCGGAAGAATGTCGCAGTCACTTACATCTCTATCATAGCCGAAAAATCGCAGCAGCGCAAGGGAGGTGTTTTATGAGAACAACAACTCAGGGCGCAACCTACGCGCCGCTCGCAGAGCCGCCAGCGCTGGCACCAGCCGGGGCGCGCAGCTTCACACTGCACGGCGGCGAATACGACTTTGAGCCGCTGATCGCCTGGCTACAAAGCCAGGGCTTCGAGCGCACCGATCCACGGTCGAAGTACGAATTTTGCCGCCTGCGAGACGCACAGGGGCGACTGGTGGTTGTCTACCACAGCAGCACGGTATTGGTGCAGGGTAGTCATCAGATCGAGACGATGCGAATGCTGGCGCGCCTGGTTGGCGGGGAGGTGCGGCGATGACGAACCGCAACGGCAAGGTATCACCCGAAGCCCTGGAAGAGATCAAACAGGCGATCATTGCTCTGCACAATCCTGGGCCGGATGACGTGATTGAACTGCGCGCCCCGAAGGTGAACGGCAGAAAAAACAATACGCTATCGGGCTATTTCGATTGCGATCACCTTGACGACCTGGCGCGGGCGGCGCTGGCGATTGACGGCAGAGTAGCGGGCGTGTACATCACGCTGAATCCGTGCGATGAGAGCCTGCTGGCGCGTTGCGCGAATCGAGCGCAAGAATACGCCGATTTGACCACTGGCGACAAGGATATCGCACGCCGAATAAACTTACTGATAGACACTGATCCGACGCGAGCATCAGGCATCAGCGCCAGCCAGGAAGAAAAAGACGCGGCAATGGCACTGCTGGCGGCGGTGCGCGAATGGCTTGACTTGCACGGCTGGCCGGAACCGCGTGTCACCGCCGATAGCGGCAACGGTGGGCACCTGATCTATGCTATCGACTTGCCGAATGATGATGACAGCAAAGAACTGATAGAACGTGTTTTGAAGGCCATTGCACAGGAGTTTGCAGCCTGGGATAAGCCAAAGGATGGCAGGAAACGCGCAAGTGTCGATACCAGCGTACACAACGCGGCTCGCATATCCAAGCTGTACGGCACACTGGCGGCGAAAGGCGACAATGTGCCGAAGCGCCCCCACCGGCGGGCGCGTATCCTGGACAACACCCCGGACGCGCAACCCGTGCCCGTGCGCCTGCTACAGCAGGTTGCCGCGCATCTGGAAGACGATACGCAGCAGCAGCGCCAGCACACGAACGGCACGGCAGGTAAGATGGGCAAGATGGGCATGAGCCAGCAAGAAAGCACAGACTGGGTAAAAGACTTCTGTGAACGGCATAACCTGGCAATTGCCGAAGAGAAGACAGAAAAGAAGAGCAACCGGGCCGTGCTGCGGCTGGCGGAATGCCCTTTCAACAGTGACCACAAGTCGCCAGATAGCGCAATCACCATTGATACCAATGGCAAGATCGGCTTCCATTGCTTCCATAGTAGCTGTCAGAGCTATAGCTGGCAGGACGTGCGCAACAAGTTTGAGCCGAACCGCAACCCCAGTACACGGACAAACGGAACGCAACCGCCGCGCCAACCCGCCAGCGCCAACGGGCACCAGCCACACGAGCAGGCCCAGCAGGCCGACGACGAGCAGGCCCAGCAGGCCGACGACGTACTCACCACGGCAAACCGCACGGACGAGGGCAATGCGGAATGCTTTGTGTCGCTCTATGGCGATACCTACCGCTACTGTGGCACACGCGGCATCTGGTTGAAGTGGAACGGCGCATACTGGCAGCCCGACGAGCGCAAGACGACCGAGCGCGCCGCCATCAACACCGCACGGCAACGCTATCATGCCGCTGCTGATATAGACGACCTTGAAGCCCGCAAACGAGCGGCAGCCTGGGCCATCAGCAGCGAAAGTCAGGCAAAGGCCAGCGCAACACTAAAGGCAGCAGAGAAACACTTGATAACCCTGATAGATGACTACGACACCTCGCCCCTGCTGGCAGCAGCGCGGAATGCAACCATTGATCTGCTCACTGGTACAAACCGCAAACCGCAACCAGCGGACATGCTAAGTATGGCGCTGGGCACAATCTACGACCCGGCTGCTACCTGTCCAAAATGGGAGCAGTTCATCAGTGAGGTATTCAGCCACGATGCCGAACTGATTCGGTATGTGCAGCGGGCTGTGGGATACAGCCTATCAGGTGATACCAGCGAACAGAAGCTATTCCTGTGCTATGGCAACGGTGCGAACGGAAAGAGTGTGTTTCTGGACACCATTGCTGCCCTGCTCGGGGACTATGCCGCTACCGCCGCGTTCGACACCTTTGATGCGAACAAGCGTAGCGAGGCAACCAACGATCTTGCAATGCTGAAGGGTAAGCGATTCGTGACCATCACGGAAAGCGAACAGGATAAGCGATTGGCAGAGGCCCGCGTCAAACAGATCACGGGCGGCGATGCAATCACCTGTCGTTTCTTGCATCGGGAGTTCTTTACCTATCGCCCAGATTTCAAGATATGGCTGGCAATGAACCATCTGCCCACAATTCGAGGCACAGATCGCGGTATCTGGCGGCGCATTCAGGTGATCCCGTTTCTTGAGAATTTTGAGGGGCGCGAAAACCGGAAACTGACCAGGGACTTGCTGCAAGAGCTACCCGGCATTCTGAACTGGGCGCTGCAAGGTTTGCAAGACTGGCACGACACCGGGCTAGGCACCTGCCCGGCGGTGCAACGAGCAACCAGCGACTACAAGGCCGATCAAGACAAGATCGGGCGCTGGCTGGGCGAGTGCGTTGAGTCGGACTCACAGGATAGTGTCACGGTTGCGGCGCTGTGGGATAGCTATAAAGCCTGGTGTGATGATAACAATGTTTTTGCAGGAAGCAAGAAAGCCTGGGTCTTTGAACTGACACAACGCGGTCATGAGAGCCAGAAGATACAGCAAAAACGGCAGTATATAGGGTTAAAGCTCGCTTCTGGTGAAGCCGAACAACCAGACAGCGGGACAGATGGGACAGATGGGACAGTAAATCCCGTAAATAGTCATGAAGAAAAACTCTCGCGTGAAAAACCTAAAAAACTGTCCCATCTGTCCCATCTGTCCCAAGATGACAAAAAACCAACCGAAGAGCAGCCGCCCGTCGCCGCCGACGACCCGCCCGACCCCGTTCTCAGGTTGCGGCTTGAAGTGGTGAGCGCGATCAAGTGCGGAGATGACGACAGCCTGGCGCGGTTGCTCCCTCGGTTGCGGCAGGTGAGCGAGAAGGATTACCGGGAAGTATGCGCGAAGTACAAGTTGACACCAGAGCGCCAGCAACACACCACCGAGCAGCGCGAATAGCGCCGCCTGGTAGGCTCATGGTGGTAGCCTTTTAACTAAATCACCCCGGCCAGCGCCGTGCTGGCGGGACAGCACGAACGAATAGACACATAGGAAAGAAAGGAACAAGACAGTGCCGAAAGCAGTATCAGAACGATTTTACTCAGGACACGGCTACAATCGCGAATATGTGGCGATGCCGAAGAAGATGGAACTATGGAAACAGATCGGCAAGGCAGAGCATTGCAACATGCTCGCGCATGAAGACTTAATCAGCGTGCGTAACGAGCTTGACTCGGCGCTATCGCACCTGGGCCAGTACGATCCAGCGAGCCCGTTGTTTGCCGTGCTGATGAGAGCGTATGAGCACGCGCAGAGCGCCCAGGCGCATATCCGCCAGGCGAACGTGCCGGACGAAATTTTGCGCCACATGCCTGCGACCTTGCTTAAAGAAGGCGGTGCTGAATGAGCGCAACGAATGAACACCTCCTCGCATTCGGCACGGCAGTGCGAGCACTCGACGACAACGGCAAGGTCGGCGGCTACCTGGTGCATTTCACCGGCCCCGACCGCCCCGACCTGTATGACACCTACTTCCCGGCTGATTGTTACTACGGGCCGCGCAACGGCGACGGGGCCGACTGCCTCTTTCATCACGGTATCCCCGTGCGCACGGGGCTGGAAGAGATGGCCGACACGCTGCTGCCGCCGGTGCGCACCACGCCCGACAATTTGGGCATCTGGGCGGAAACCGTGCTCGACATGGCCGACGACTATCAGCGAATGATTCACGACCTGGTGCGGCAGGGTAAGCTCGCGTGGTCGAGCGGCAGCGCGCCGCACCTGGTTAAGATCGACACTGACGGCAAGGTGCGCCGCTGGCCGATTGTTGAAGCCAGCCTGACACCCACGCCCGCCACACCGTTTGGGCGCACGGCAATCGTGCCGCTGCGCAGCTTGATTGAAGAACAGGAGCAAGAACAGGATATGACTACCGAACTCGAAACGCGCCTTGAGCGCATTGAAGAAGCACTGCGCAGCTTGCCCACCGTGCAGCGCGATGCCCGCGTAATCCCCGGCGACACTGCCAACGACAGCCAGGCCGACGGCAGCGCTGCGTTTGAACGCTATCTTCGCACGGGCAACATGCGCGGGCTGAACGAGAGCACGGAAGCGGCAGGCGGCGCGCTGGTGCCGGAGCAGCACGCAAACGAAGTCATCACGGCAATGTCAGAAATGTCG